CATAGCTCCACGGATTCGCCTAAACGACGATTCCATCCAGGGTGGCTCAAAGAGAGCCCCAAAGTCGATTGGGTTTTAACCCCAATCCAACCCTGTGTCCCAGCTTTTGGCTAGGACACGGTGCTTGACAACTTGCCCAAACAGTCCACGCCTTGGTTCAAAACCTCTAGAAAAGAGGTCCAAGTCGGAAGAATGTTGGGGTAGTCGCGAGAGTCCGTTTAAAAGAACGCCGATTGTGTGTTTCCGAACACGCACGGGATTCATTTTAACAGGAAAGACCAAGTAACCCTCTAGTATCGGAAGATCCGATGGTATAAGCTTCTCTTCTCTAGTACACGCATACTGCGCATACGGAGGATTAGCTTCGCTGAGAGACACAAGAAGCCCGGTGTCGCCTAAATCAATAGGTACACGGGCCTTGCGCCAAGCAGCGGGAGTTACTTTTACTAAAGCACGCCATAAATCTCTAAATCTAGGATCACAACTATTATGGTTGTTCCTATTTCTAGAATATTTACGTAATGCGTTAGCTATCTGAAGAGTGTAAGGGATATTACTATCCTTATCACGTCTCAGATAAAAAGGTCTGACGTCTTGACCGTTAAACCAGTCAGCGCCACACGATTCAAAGAAGGCTCCTGCCAGGAAGCTCTTCTCCGTGTTCACCTTAAAACCAAGCAGTTCTAAGGTATCAATCACTTCTGTAGTGTATTCTTGAGGTACTATTATGTCATCACCGTAAACGGTTATGTCATCGTAGCGACTCTCAGGAACACAAGCAAGGCACGCTGCGTAAAATATCAGCGATTCGAGCTCAAAAGTGTATCCGTTACCCATAGCTGAAAATTTCTCAAGAGAATGGAATTCACCATCAACTCGGACTTTTTCAGAGCGGCAAAGGCATAAAAGCCTAAACCATTCACGGGGTAAAAGATAAGAAACAATCATAAAAGAAATAGAGTCACTGGCTGCGCTTAAATCGATCGTCGCTAGACGGTCTCTTTGAGCACGAGCAGCGAAATCTCTGTTCTTTTGCTGAGAGTTTAGATTGATTCCAGAATGTTTTAACTTATCACGTATAACGTGACCAATACCTAATTGTACATACATATTAAGTGTTGGTTCAACGTTAATGCCGCGATCAGTTTTTGCATTCTTCGGAACGGTTGTAAAATTACTCCCTTCTACCACACAAGGGGAAGCTTGAAGCTCCCACCATGTGTCGCCAAGAATGGCTCGGTAGTAAGGGTATAATTCTGAGGTAAGATGCAATTCTGCATCGTATTTATCGGACTTGACCGACCCATGCCCCCTCACGCCTGTGCTTGCTCCAGGTCCAAATTTAAAATTGGACTGGACTTTACGTAAATCTTTAGAACGTAATTTTCCAAGTATTTTTTCAACTTGGAAACGGACTTTAGACAAACGTTTGTCAACTGGAGTTCTCATTTGAAGAAATTTATCATTAAAAACCTTACAATTAGCTTCGGATTCAAAGAATGAATCTTTTGCTGCTTGTTCGGTATCTATATTTAATGGTAGATGACTGGATTTCTTTAGTATCGAAACAGCTAGATAATCATCAGCGAAATGCTGAGTTTCTAGATAGTTAGAACTATCGATCTCCATACAAACGAGGTCGTGCCACAGTGCATATTTAATACGCAAGAATACACCCAGTGAAACCGGGGTATCAAGTGTAATGCATAAAGCGCGGGCAGTGGAGAGTTCAACTTGCAAAGTTGACTCCTTGTTAATCGCGAAGCGATTAGCCATAGCAATCCCTTAAGAGGTCGAGAACCTCTAGGTAGTAAAAATATATACAGCTATGATAAATGAATTAACACTCAAAATCATAGTAGTTAACAGAAGAACAAGCTTAATAAGCAGGTTCAAGCTTGTCGCAAAGAGCGGCAAACAGACTGTCCGTGAATAAAGTACTAACTTTAACACGTATATCTTTACGTTGTTGTTCCGACAAGGTGTCAGGAAAAACAAACTTACCTTCAAAAGAAGGAGTGCTAGCAACTTGCGTAATCTCATCTACAGTATGTTCAACAGGAAACAGAAGTTTCATCTTGACATGATCTGAGGTGCGACTGCGCGAAGCACGGCTAATTTCTTGCGAGAGGTCATGCTGGCCAGCGGAAGTGATAGAAGAACCAGGGGCAGTTGAAAACAGTTTACTGTTTCCTACTGTCATTGGGCTATATATCGTTTCGTCACCAGAGTCGTCCGTAAGTGTTATTGGTTGTGCTTGAGGCATTTCTATGCTCCTAGTTGTAGTTTGAAGAAGAGACCGGAGGTCGCTTCTTCAAGTTCTTGATAAGCGTCAAGATCGCATTGAGTAGGTTAAGAATGAAATTAATTTTCATCTTTTCCTCCCGGTTCGAAGAACGCTAATTAAAGCTACAATATTCTTTAATCTATTATAGTTAAAACTAGGATTCCAATTAATACGCCCAATAGGAACTGTATAATATACAACCCTTTTGTGCGTGTAAAAAGAGGAACTAGCAACACCTCCTACAGATTTTCTGTAAGAACTGTCGGAGCGTGACTTGGTGGTCACAGTTCCAATCATTGATTTTACATCTTTTAAAGCATCTAGTGACGAAAGAAAATCACCGATACTAGCTACATAATCTAGCAAAAAGGAGCCCGGGAATAATTCCCAAGCAACTTCAGCTGGATTACCAAGAGTAAAGTCCTGAGAGCCAACATTGAATGTAACATAAAAGCGTGCTTTCGCACTAACTTTATTGTTATATTCTGTGCTCCCAGAAACTCCCTCCCGCGCCTCCTTAGAAGTCACCGTAAAACGTTTGGTGATTCCTTGTTGGCGCTCGAAGTCTAACCTGTCACAAATTTTGACGAGGTCAGACAACATGGGGCGGATACCAAATTCCACCAGCAGATGTGATGCAGCAACATCGTTTAACTCTAACTGACGCCGAAAAGCGCCTTGAGAGAGATTACGACGTTTACCACGGTACAAAGTCCCATCGGACCAAATAGATTCGAAAAATCTTTCTGGGTTTCGACGAAGACGTTTGTAACCTCGGTGTAATGCAACACCAATTGCAGCGAATTGGCCAATGGCCTCAGGTAACTCCGCAAGCGAAGTACCTACATTCACTGCCTCCGCTTTGATTTTTAATCGCAACGGAGTCATCCAATCGACAGAGGGAAAACCTCCTGGTAGCATCAGTCTAGCCATGTAAGTGTGATAAGTTATCTTATGATAATTTTTCGCACTCTGGGTAACTGAATATCTACCACATCTTCTAATCCAAGTGGATTGCGTCTTTTGACCCGTCATGTTGCGTAAAAGCGACTCGGGCGAAGGGCGTGGTCTATGGTCTGGTTCTAAACTAGTACGTTTAATTTTCTCAATTTCAACATTAGCTTCCACTACCGTTGTTCTCCACCCCGGATTGTCATGGGGTGGTGGAACGTAACGGCGAGTGATAGATCTTGTTTCAAGTTCAGATTTATTATCGTATGTAGTTTCGATCGCAGGCATAAGACCTCCAATTAAGATTAAAAGAAGAACACCTTGAAGAATCCAAAGTGGCCGAATGAAGTAATCCACTAGTGACAGGATATGTCACAGCAGATTGCGGAATACAAAAGTATCATCGCAAAAAGCAACGAAGAACTCC